AATCCGCAAGGGTTGAATGTTCCACCTAAAAAGGTTACAGTGGTCCGATTGGAGAAAACAAATGGCAGACGTAGACAAAGCTCTTCCAAACGTTGAGCAAACTATTACGATACCCAATGAAGAGGGTCTAAAAGTAGAATTAGAGCAAACAGAGAAAAAACCACAAGCACCTGTTGAAGTACAAGAAAATCAAGATGGCAGTGTTGATATAAATTTTGATCCATCAAAAGTTAATTTAGAACAAAGCAAAGATCATTTTGCAAACTTAGCAGAACTATTACCTGATGATGTTCTTGAACCTATTGGTCAAGAGTTAGCTGCAAATTATGAAGATTATAAATCTTCTAGAAAAGATTGGGAAAGATCTTATACACAAGGTTTAGATTTATTAGGATTTAAATACGAAAGTAAAACAGAACCATTTAGAGGTGCATCAGGTGCAACACACCCAGTATTAGCAGAAGCTGTTACACAGTTTCAATCTTTAGCTTACAAAGAATTATTACCATCAGGTGGTCCAGTTAGAACACAAATTATTGGAATGCCAACACCAGACAAAGAACAACAAGCTTTACGTGTAAAAGATTTTATGAATTACACAATTATGTCAGAGATGAAAGAATACGAAGCTGAGTTTGATCAAATGTTATTTTATTTACCATTATCAGGATCTGCATTTAAAAAAGTTTATTATGATTCTGTTATGGGTAGAGCTGTTTCTAAATTTGTACCTGCAGATGATTTAGTTGTTCCTTACACAGCAACATCACTAGAAGATGCAGATGCAATTATTCACACGATAAAAATTTCTGAAAACGAATTAAGAAAACAACAAGTCGGTGGTTTCTATCGAGATATAGAATTAAATCCTGCTTATATGAACGAATCTGAAACAGAGAAAAAAGAAAGAGAACTAGATGGCACAAGAAAAGGTAAAGATCAGAAGATGTATACTTTATTAGAGTGTCACGTTAATTTAGATATTGATGGTTTTAACGACGCTAATGCTGATGGGACACCAACAGGAATTAAACTTCCATATATTGTAACCATCGAAGAATCATCAAAAGAAGTATTATCAATTAGAAGAAACTACGAAATCGGTGACATAACTAAAAGTAAAATTAGTTATTTTGTACACTTTAAATTTTTACCTGGTCTTGGTTTCTATGGTTTTGGTTTAATCCATATGATAGGTGGATTATCTAGAACTGCAACATCAGCACTAAGATCACTACTAGACGCAGGGACGTTATCTAATTTACCTGCAGGATTTAAAATGCGTGGTATCAAAATGAGAGATGAGTCACAATCTATTCAACCTGGAGAGTTTAGAGACGTAGATGCTCCTGGTGGAAATTTAAGAGATGCTTTTATGACTTTACCTTTTAAAGAACCATCGCAAACTTTATTAGCACTTATGGGCGTCGTAGTACAAGCAGGTCAAAGATTCGCTTCAATAGCAGACTTGCAGGTAGGTGAGGGTAATCAATCAGCAGCTGTGGGTACGACAGTAGCTATGCTGGAAAGAGGAAGCAGAACAATGTCTGCCATACACAAAAGATTGTATGCTTCAATGAAAAAAGAATTTAGTTTATTAGCAAGAGTTTTCAAATTATATCTACCTCCAATCTACCCCTATGATGTTGTCGGAGGCCAGAGGCAGGTAAAACAATTAGACTTCGATGACAGAGTAGATATATTGCCAGTTGCAGATCCAAATATCTTTTCTCAGACACAAAGGATCTCTTTAGCCCAAACAGAAATGCAACTGGCTGCCTCTAACCCAGCTATTCACAACCAATATGAAGTTTATAGAAATATGTATGAAGCGTTAGGTGTGAAAGATATTGATTTAATTTTAAAAAAACCATTACCACCAACACCAAAAGATCCAGCGTTAGAACATATTGATGCGTTAGGTGGTAAACCGTTTCAAGCTTTTCCTGGTCAAGACCATCAAGCGCATATCACAGCGCATTTAAACTTTTTACAAACGAATATGGTAAGAAATGCACCTATGGTTGGTGCTGCAATACAAAAAAATATACTTGAACACATAAGTTTGATGGCACAAGAGCAGATAGAATTAGAATTTAGAGAAGAATTACCTAGATTAGCAATGATGATGCAACAATCTATGACAAATCCACAGATGCAAGCAGAAGCAATGGCACTTCAACAACGAATTGAAAGTAGAAAAGCAGTGTTAATATCTGAAATGACCGAAGAATATATGAAAGAGGAGAATAAAATTACTTCTAAATTTGGAAATGACCCAGTTGCACTACTAAGAGCAAGAGAATTAGACCTACAAGCACAAGAAAATGCTAGAAAACGACAAGAAGGTGAAGAAAGAATCAATCTTGACCGTATGAGAGCTATGTTAAACAAAGATACACAAGAAGAAAAGCTCGAACAGAACGAAAAACTAGCAAATTTACGTGCTGATACGTCTATTGAGAAAACAATCTTACAAAACGAGTTAAAAAAGGAGTAATTTATGGCGTGGTTTAGTTTAGCAAAGATAGCGTTACAAGCTGGAAGTAAAATTTACAGCAATAGACAGAAAACTAAGATGGCTATGTCTGATGCACAGTTGATGCACGCAGAAAAGATGGCCCGAGGAGAGGAAGCTTACCAAGGTAAGCTATTAGAGGCGAGACAATCGGACTGGAAAGACGAATTCGTATTGATATTGTTATCAATCCCGATTATAGTGCTTGCGTGGGCAGTTCTATCGGACGACCCACAAGCGATGGAGAAGGTAAAATTATTCTTTGAATATTTTTCTACTCTTCCGAGCTGGTTTACGAATTTATGGATCCTTGTCGTAGCTAGTATTTTTGGTATTAAGGGTACACAGATATTTAGAGGAGGAAAAAAATAATGGCAAACAGACTATACAACAAACAAGTTACACCTAAAGGATATATGAAAGGTGGCCGTGTTAAGAAAATGGGCGGCGGTATGATGAAAAGAAAAACTATGATGAAAGGATCTAAACCTGATTTTTTAGATTTAGACAAAGATAATAACAAAACTGAGTCTATGAAATCTGCAGCTGCTTCAGCTAAAAAAATGAAAATGGGCGGAAGAGTTAAGAAAATGGGTGGCGGTTCTATGATGATGATGAAAAAAAGAACAGGTATGAAAAAAGGTTCTATACCACCACAACTTAAAAAATTCGTAATGGCTAAAAAGAAAAAAGCCAAAATGAAAAAAGGCAAGTAATGGCTAAAAAAGGTTTGTATGCAAACATCCACGCTAAAAGAAAACGTGGAGGTAAAATGAGAAAAAAAGGTGCAAAAGGTGCACCTACTGCAGCAAACTTTAGAAGAGCCGCACAAACAGCGAGGTCTTAATGACTAAATTATGTCCAAGAGGTAAAGCAGCAGCTAAACGTAAGTTTAAGGTGTACCCTAGCGCCTATGCTAATGCCTACGCATCTAAAATTTGCGCAGGTAAAATCAAAGACCCATCTGGTTTAAAAAGAAAAGATTTTAGAGGTAAAAAAGCCAAAGGTGGTTTAATGGAAGCTACTGCTAGATTAAAAAGACAAGGCCTTAAAAATGGTGGTCGCATACAAATTAAAGGTTTTGGCGCAGCGAGAAGATAATGTCAAAAAATGGTTTAGACAAATGGTTCAAACAAAAATGGGTAGATATTGGGAGCAAGCGAAAAGATGGTTCCTTTGCAAAGTGTGGCCGTTCAAAACAGAAAGCGGACGCGAAGAGGAAGTATCCAAAATGCGTGCCTCTAGCGAAAGCGAGAAGAATGTCAGAGGGTCAGAGAAGATCTGCCGTTGCCAGGAAACGGGCAGCTGCCAATGTGGGACCTAAACCAACTAACGTAAAAACATTTGCAAGAAAAAAAGCTAGAGATGGTGGCTCTATAGGTATGAAAATGGTGAGAGAGGCACAAAGAAATTATAAAGGAACTCACATAAAAGGTGATTTAGGTGGTGTAAAAGTTGGTAATAAAAGTTATCAAAAATACTACAAAGGTATGGTGTAATGAGAAGATATCTCTCTAAGGGCACTATGCCTGCAAGAAATAAAAAGAACTTCAGGCCTACAAAGGCTGGAGCAGGTATGACTCGAGCCGGTGTCAAAGCCTACAGAAAATTAAATCCCGGTTCTAAACTAAAAACAGCCGTGACAGGAAAAGTGAAACCTGGATCAAAAGCTGCCAAACGTAGAAAATCATTCTGCGCAAGATCACTAGGACAAATGAAAAAATTTCCTAAAGCAGCGAAAGATCCAAACTCACGTTTACGTCAGGCAAGAAGGAGATGGAAATGTTAAAAAACGGAAAAAAGAAAAAAATAAAAGGTGTAATTAAAGGTTTAAAAAAAGCTTCTAAATTACACGCAGGCCAAGCTAAAACTCTAAAAGGAGTTATCGGTGCGAAGAAAAAGAGATCCTAAAGTAGGCACAGGTAAAAAACCAAAAGGTTCTGGGAGGAGATTATACACTGATGAAAATCCTAGAGACACTGTTAGAATTAAGTTTGCGAC